GCCGCTTCATTTAAATCAGTTTCAGCTTTAATCTCGCCTAAGTAATCTTTAGATATATTATTTAATGAATAAGACAATCTATTCTCATCTATAAGAGCGGCCGCTATCATGGTATCAATAATAACACCGTTAACAGTCATACCCATAGCTTCTAACCAACCTAAATCGTACTGAGCATTATGAAATATTTTTTTATTAGGTAATGCACATACAGTTTTAATATATTTAAGAACTTGTTCAGGAACCATATTACCACCAGCAAAATGATTAAATGGATAATAACCCTGCCAACCATCTACGGCTACTGCAAAACCAATTACTTCTCCACTTTTAGTTGCCCAACCAGCACCTAATCCTTTAGTAATTCCATCGTCTCTTGTTTCTAAATCGATTGCGATTTCTGGATAACCAGACAAATCTTTATATTCACTTGGACATGACCAAATGCTTTTCTTAAACGTCATTGATAGTTGTAGACTAGTCATTGTAATCCCTTTCTATAATCATCTCTATATAATGCATTGCTTTTAATAAATCTTGTTTTTTTCCTTTATCTTGATGACGACATATATACTTGATTGCATTACCTTCTGCAAACAATATTTTATTGTCATTTATAAATTTAGATGGTTGTATAACGTACTTTTTGTAATGTGCCCCACCCACTTGTCTAAAAAACGCTTTATTCATTTCTTCTCCTGTAAGTAAACTAAATAATCTTTACCAACAGGATAGTTATATTGATTATCACTTGAAAGCAAATGTAATGTTTTCTTTGCTCTAGTGAACCCTGTATAATAAACTTTTAGTTCGTCTATTTTGTCTTGCTTGTTCTTTCTATTAAAATCAGAGGCATAATCGTTTTTAGCTGATACAATTACATGATCAGCTTCTCCACCTTTAACAGAATGAATAGTATCTATAATGATTTGTGGTCGTTTGTCTAATTGTTCTTGCCCATATCGCTTTAATAATCTTATAAAGTAAATCTTTTGTTTAGAATTAAAGTTTCTTCTTAATATCCACCACCATTCTTTTGTTTGGCTTTCATCATCTAGTGTTAATCCACACCATTCTTTTAATTGTTTAAAATCATATGTAGTAAAATCTGGTTGGTCTAGCCAAAACTTTTCATCTCTATAATTAGAATTATCAATCTCTCTTATAAATCTATACATATTTTCTGCATTCTTCTTATCAATAGATTTACCTTTTGATATTGCAGTCCATGATTTAATGGCATTCCATTGTTTTTGATCAAACGATTTAGTTTCTTTACTGTCTTCAAAATATAATCCTGCAGCTTTAGCACCCATTCTTAATTCATTAACAACTTTAGTAACCCTACCTAAGATATACCAAGTACCATCTAATTCATTAAATGGTATCTCCATAAAACCCATATAACGTTTTACATAACCCTGTTCTTTATTAATTGTTTCAAAGTCTTTTTCTACACTGTCTAATATTCCTCTACGAACTATTTGAGAGAAATCATATATAGCTTGATTAAATCTTCTTGTTTTATGTAATACGACTTTTCGACCTGGAAAATATGTAGTAAAATACTTTGGATCTGATCCATTCCATTTATAAATAGCTTGATCATCATCTCCTGCTAAATAAATACGTTTAACATTATCTACAATCTTATAAATAACTGACCATTGTAATGGTGTAAAATCTTGAGCTTCATCTAATATTAAAATATCTAACGGAGGAAAAGTTACTTCATTAATAGCTCTTTCAATCATATCTGTGAAATCAATTAAAGGTCTCTCTCTTCCATTAAGTTTATAGTGTTCGTAAGTAGCTATTTTTCTTTGAAATACATCTATGTTATCTTTTTTGTAAGATTCCATTTTATAAACTGACACAGGGTCTTTCATCATATTTCTTGATTTATCATATATGCCTAATGACCAATCTTTATAAACAAAGTCATCATCTTCTAATCTATTATCCGAATGCTTTATAAATTTTTCTTCTAATGCAAAATCAATTAAACAATTTTTAATATCAAATATTTCTTCTTCAAAATATCTTCTGCAATACTTATGTAATGTTTTAAATCTAGAAAAATCTTTTTCTGTATATTGTGGGAATGCAGCAAGAGTTCTATCCTTTGCAGTGTTTACTGCTTTATTTGTAAAAGATATAAAAGCAATATTATTAGGATTAGTTCCTCTTTTAATATGTCCTTTCAATACTTTTTCAATTAAAGTATATGTCTTTCCAGTTCCAGGCGGCCCAAATATCTTAACTGTCTTTTTGTATATTTGTTTTAACTTCTGGAGTTCTAAATTTTCCTGTGTGGTAGTCATCGTCCATTTCACTTACATTGTTAGTTTTTACGTTGCTCTTTTTTATTGATTGATGATTAATAAACTTAGGCATAAGAGTATTCCAAACATTTTTAACTCCCTTATGATATTCTAATCTAGTACAATTTAATAAACGTAATGCATCTATTGTAGAATTAAATACTTTACTCTTTTTATCTTTAAGCCATTTGTCTATTGTTGCTCTAGTAAAATAACAAATGTTTGTTTTAGAATCTAAAACGATATAACCATCTTTTAATTTATCAAAGTCATCTTGTTCTATTTTATCTTCAAAAAAATCTTTTAATGTTTGATATCTTTCATCTTCAACAATATCCGCATAATTAAAATGTTCGTTTTCTACAAATCTTTTCATCAATGCTGATAACATTACTTCATATGGATTTGGATTAGCTTTAGACTTAGGTAATGTTTTCCAAAATATACCATGCCTCATTAATTTTAATCTCCAAGCTTTCTCATCAATCATATTTTCTGGTTGCATAACAATATGTTGATTGTCATAATCAAATTCATAATAAGTTGTTTTTAAGTCAAAAGATTTCATAGGATTTTTAAATTCATCTATAATCTGTGGTACTTCAGATTGTATACCTAAAGATCTTGTCATACATAATTCTTTGTTACATATAGGGGATAATTCTGGATGTTTACTTGGACATAAATAAAAGTATCCACCTTTTTTAACAGACTTTGCAGTATTCTCTACTTCTCTATCATCTAATGGATTAGTAAATATTTCTCTATTTCTATTCTTACCTATTCTAACTAAATCTTCCAAAGTTATTGAAGGATTTTTTTTGGTCTCAAGTGTAAGTACATTAAATAAAAAATTGTTTCTATTATTGCCAGACCATTTCTCTTGTATTAATTTTTGTACACAAGGAGGATAGTTAGACCATTGTGACTCTGGTTCATAGGTTGGTGTTTCAAAATTATTTAATTCCTCAATATTCATTTTCTTTTTATTTGCTAATGCAATAAAAGATTGAAGATTAATTCCCATACCATTTTCTGCTATTGCATATTCAGAAGTTAATTCAGCATTGGTATATGGCATACCAACAGCTTTGTTCATTGGAAATACTTCATTAGAAAGAAAATATAATGTATTCCACTTATCTAAAATTTTTCTAATATCTTCTACTTTAGCCCAGTCTTTTAAAAATAAAAATAAATGTAATCCACCAGATTTAGATAATACTGGAATTAATGGTAACTTTGAATTTGTAATTATATCTACGTATTTTTTTGATGAATAATCTTGATAGTTTTTTGGATCAATATCTATACAGCCCCAGATAGCTTTATCTTCTCTTTCTGGTTTAAGACCAATAACAATTTTACCATCAATATGGTCTTTCCATATTTCCTCTGTTAGTGGTTTATGAATGGTTAGATAATCTGCCTTTCTTTTACCCCTTTCATCCTTGCCACCTGTTAGAGTGGCTTGGATGTATTGGGTATTGTTTCCAGCAAATAGTTCCGCTAATTGCTTATACATAATTTAAAACGGAACTGATTCTGTATTACCTTTAACTTGTTGTGTTTCCTCTTTACCGAAATCAACTTTACCAAAGATATCTGACTTAACAGCACTTTCATAAAATGCTTTAGTCATTTCTAATAACTTGGCATACTGAGGATCGTTTAGGTATTTGTTAAACTCTATTACCCAACCAAACCAATTGTTTCCAGAATTAGATTCTTTAGTTGTGATTAATTTGTAAGCTGTTGCCCAAGATGGAGGACAAAAGAAACCTTTAGATCCTTGTAGTCTTCTACTTTGCATCATAGAATTCCAAGTCTTAGATTTTTTCTTTTGAGTAGACTTCATAGCAATCAAAGCTGTTTCAATTGGATTGTAATCTTTATCCAATATATAAACAAAATGATTTCCAGTATCTTCAATATAGTTACCGTTTTCTAATCTGTCTTTATTGTCTTCTCCTCTTTTTGTTTGTCTCATTATACCAGGATCTAAATGAATACCTACAGGACGACCTTTGCTTTCGCCTCTGTCTTTCCATTCATTGAAAGTATTTATATACAAACAAGGAACTACAATAATTCCCTCTTTACCTTTATATAAATTTCCTGTTGTTTCATTATAGATATCTCCTTGTTTTGCATTAGGATTATATCTTCCACTACCCTCATCTAATACTTCTGAACTTGCATATAGTATTTTTAAGATTGGTAGTTTTGTGTCACGTGCTGTGACATACTCTGAACCTTGTCCAGCTGATGCTTCTAGATCAATTGTACTAGGTAGTGGTGCTTCTTTTTTTACAGCTACTTCAGTTTTTACTGAAGCAGGTTTTACTTGCGCGTTTGCCATGTTTACTCCTTCGTGGTTAGTTTTGTTTTATTCGCTGTATATATCCCGAACAAGTCTTCTGGTAATCCTTTGCCGTCATTTATCTGTTCTTTAATGAAAGCTTTCAAAGTACCAGAATGTACTGTCGTAGATTGGAAAACATTATATCCTTTTGATTTTAATTGTGCAACTAGATTATTTGCCTCTGAATCTTGGTTCATACCAAAATCTAAAGATACATTGTTTTTTATTAGATCTCCAAAGTTATTTTCACGAAGCCAAGCGAATGCAGCTTCTTTTTTATCTTCAGAGATTTTGCCATAGTAGTATGGGCTGACTTTTACTTCAGTTCCATCTTCTAGTTTTAGCATAGATATACCTGCCGATTGCATTAAGCTAGGGATAGCATGTTCAGAAAGAAATTTTTCTTGTTCTTTAACTTTATTTAGTTTTTCTTCAATCGTCTTTATTTCATTCTGAAGATCTATTAGCTCATTACACTTTACGGCTATATCTTTTGCCATATTTGTATCAACCCTTATTTTGGTTGATTCGCGTTCTAAGTCCATAAAGACCTCCTATAGATATGCTTATATTTATTTATTTGACAATGTAAAGCGAAAAATGTAAAAATATTAATAATACTTTTTTAAGTATAGAAACACGAATGACGAAACAATTTGAATATAAGACTAAGCCCTTTGAGCATCAAAGAGAAGCTTTAAAGAAAGGTGCAAAAGCAAAGAACTTTGCATATTTCATGGAAATGGGGACTGGGAAAACTAAAGTAGCAATAGATAATGCTGCATATCTATATACTGTAAATGAAGTAAATACAGTAATTGTAATAGCGCCTAACTCTGTTTATCGTAACTGGGAAAAAGAAATAATTACACATTGTTCAATACAACACACAATATCTATACATAAAGAACACAATAAGTTTGATTATCAGCATGAAAAATTAAACTTTTTTTTAATTAATGTAGAAGCATTAAGTCATCCTAGTGGTGTACAAACATTAGAAAAGATCATTAAACCTACAAAAGATAAATTAATGATGATTATTGATGAGTCTACAACTATTAAAAATAAAAGTGCAAAAAGAACTAAAAATTTAATTAAACTTGGTCTAGAAGTTAAATATAAAAGAATACTTACAGGATCTCCTGTAACTAAATCTCCATTAGACTTATATAGTCAGTGTGCTTTTTTAAATAAATCATTATTAGGTTTTGATTCTTTTCTTGCTTTTAGAAATAGATATGCTGTAATGAGATTAATAGATATGGGAGGTAGAGCAATAGAAATACCACAATACTATACTAATCTTGATGAATTAGAAAACAAACTTAAAACATTTTCATTTAGAGTTAAAAAAGAAGATTGTTTAGATTTACCAGAAAAAATATATCAAAGAAGAAGTTTACATTTAGGTAAAGAACAACAAGAAGTTTATAATAGATTAAAGAAAGCAGCTTATGTAATACTACAAGACTCAGAAGTTAGCTTTACTAATAAATTAACAGAGATATTAAGATTACATCAAGTATGTAATGGCTTTGTTAAAATGGATAATCAAGAAATAACTGTGTTTGAAAATTGTCCTAAATTAAAAGAACTATTAGATATAATAGAAGAAGCCGATGGTAAATTTATTATATGGGCTAATTATGTTCATAATATAGAAGTCATTGTAGATAAATTAAAAAAAGAATATGGTTCTGATAGTACCGTAAGTATATATGGAGCGATAACACCAGAACAAAGACAAGAAGCTGTTAGACGTTTTCAAGAAGATGATAAGTGTAGGTTCTTTGTAGGTAACCCAAGTACAGGTGGTTATGGTTTAACTTTAACTAAAGCATCGTATGTAGTTTATTTTAGTAATAGTTATAATTTAGAAGTTAGACAACAATCAGAAGATAGAGCGCATAGAATAGGTCAAACTAAAAATGTTCTTTATATAGATTTAGTTGCTGAAAAAACTATTGATGAATTAATAATAGCAGCTTTAAAAAATAAAATTAAGATATCCGCAGAAACACTAGGCGAAGTTATTAACAAGTGGTTGTAAATTTAATTTGACTTTAATTTAAATATAGTTATTAATCTATATTAATAATGTCTTGTGATTTGGGCCACATGTGGTGGCCCAAATTTAATTACTTAATATCTATTTTAAGACCTTCAATTTCTTTTGGTTCATTAAGACCTAATTTAATTTTTAATAAACCATCTTTCATTTCAGCTTCATCAACTATTACATCTTTAGCTAATTCAAACTGTTTAAAGAATTTTCTAAATGCTAGACCTTTTTGTACATAGTCTATATTCTTATCATCTACTTTACCTTCAATAGTTAAGATACCATCTTTAACTTCTACAAGAACATTTTCTTTATTGTAGCCAGCTAAACCGATTTCTAAACCATACTTTCCTTTTGAATATTTTACTATATTGTAAAATGGGAAAGATTGAACTTTTGACCAACTGTCAAAAATTGTTTCAAAGGCATCATCAAAAAATTTTGTTGATCCATTGAATATTTCTTTTTGTAATTTGTTTACATCAAGTAAACCGTTATTTGGGAATAATGAATTAAAAGTCATTATTATCTCCTTTTGTTAAAGCAAGTTAATTGACCCACCCCTATGGTGCAGTCTTATATATTATATAATAATTAATTGGAGGATTTCAAGAACTTGATAGAATTTAATTCTTTTAAACCATGTTCTCTATCAAGGAATTTATATTCAATCTTTGTAGTATTAAAATCTTTTTTTATTTTTTCACAAATAGATTCTGGATCTAGATAACTGCAACTATAAACATCAAATTGAATTAATTCAGGTTCCACCTTATTCCAAGTATGTAATACGATATGGCTTGTTTCTATGATAGCAGCACCAGTAATTCCTTCATTACCAGGCATGTCACAATATTTAACATATGGTCCCATTAGAACCTTCATGTTAATATCTTTAATAAATTGTTCTAACCAGCGCCTAAGAAACCCTTCGTCTGTCGGAGTATTTTTTCCTTCAGCGCGAATAATTAAATGTTTGTGAACAAGTAATTTATTATCCATTAACTGACATTGTATGGTATTTTTCGACTCTGTCAAACCACTTGCTCTCATATTCTGAAAGTTTTTTCTGATCCATTTTGAACTGCTGATATACTCCATCCTTAGTGCAGATGCAAATTAAACCTTGTTCTATGTTTCCATAATTCTTTTTATGAGCAAGAGAGTAAGCAGCGATTTGATAAAAATAGTCTTCAATCCAATCTTCTCTTTTTGGTTTATTTGCTTGTTTGAAATCAATAATTGTATCCTTACCATCAAAATTACCCACAAGGTCCGTGGATCCTGCCCATTGATCGTCATAAGCAAGACTAACTTCATTCCCATATATAACCTTTAATGGTTCTAGGTTCTCTATGATCTTATGGGCCATAATGCGTGATTCTGCCCCTTTAGAGCTTAGATTTAGGTATCCAACACCATTCATATAGTTCTCAAGAACATAATGCATCTCCGTGCCTCTATTAGCGGCCTGTGTGGTTATAGCTTGAGCCTGTTGATAACCTACTCGTTCTCTCCAAGCATCTAATGAAGCTTGTTTCTCTTTTGAAGCTGTTTTTGACAATATAGTGGTAACGGATGGTACTTTCTTCTCTCCAACAAGATAGGTCCGTGGGCCGTGGTCATCGTCCCTTGTATATTTAGCGTATTGATATTTATCAACTCTTTTAAAGTCGGTGACAATAAAACTAGTATCTTGTCTAATAAGCTTCATATCTCTTATTAGATTAACTACGAATAATAATCAATGATTATTTAACGAACTTAAATGCTATAACTATAAGCGTAAGAATCAAGGCTCCCATACCACCGATCATGGACCAAAGGATCTTGTCTACTTTCTTTTCAAT